CCCATATTCTTGCCGTAGCCTAATTAGTTTGTAATAGGGGAGTTGCTCAATAGGGTTTTTGTTTGATTTAAGAGGGTTTCTTTGTTTAGTGGTGTTGGGATTCCAGAAAAAATTTTTCAATCGCTTCGCGATATGCAGAACTGATATAGGATTTTTTGTATTTTTGCTGATATGAAATTTTTCGATTGGCAGTATAGGGTGTTTCAACAGAGTAAGTCAAAGTACAATGCGATTCCCGCTGGTAGGCGTACTGGAAAAACGCAAGGTGCAGCGTTGTCTGCGATAGTTGATGGCACTCAAGGTGAGGTTGTGTTGTGGGTTGATACGGTTAATGGCAATATTGATAGGTATATCGAGCGTTATTTTATTCCGCTTTGCAAGAGTGCTGGTGTTAAAAACCATTGGAACGCACAAAAGAAAGTTTTAAAGGTAGAAGATAGCTACATGGATTTTCGTAGTGCCGATAGACCAGAAACTATTGAGGGTTTTGGTTACTCGCGAATTTATCTTAATGAGGCTGGTATTATTTTAAACAACGATTACCTATACACAAATTCGATATTGCCGATGCTTTTAGATTACGAAAACTCTCAGTTGTTTGCGTTTGGTACGCCAAAAGGTAGAGTAAACAAGCATGGTGAACCACATAGATTCTATACTTTGTGGCAAAATGTGTTAGCCGAGCGAGGTAAACCAGATGCTTTATACGCTGGTGAGCAATTTTCGTCGTATTCTAATCCACTTTTAAAGGCACAAGATTTAGAAGAGTTGGAAAAAGAGATAAGCAAGATGTCGGCAGAGGCTGTGCGCCAAGAGATTTACGGTGAATTTGTTGAGCAAAGCGAAGAAATGATGTTTGGTGATACAGATTTTGGTAGGTTTACGATGGATGCTTTACGCATGGATGTGGTACAAGGTAAGTTTGGTGCAATAGATGTAGCCGATGAGGGTATGGATAGTTTGTCTTTTCCGATAGGTTATGTGATTGGGAAAAAAATATACATCACAGATTGGTATTTTACTACCGACAATACTGAAATTACTTTACCAGTATGCGCTGGTCTTACAAGGCAACATGATTTAGATTTTCTTGCAATTGAAACTAACAATCATGGTTCAGTTTTTTTCAAACAAATGTTTCGGACAATTACCAAAACAAAATTGATTGGTGTCCAGCAAAAACAAAATAAGCACAGTCGTATTGTAAATTTTGCTCATTTTATGCGACAACATTTTGTATTTCGTGAAGATTACGATGTTGGCAGTCATTACGACAAGGCAATGAAAGAATTATTTTCCTACCGAAAAGATGGTAAAGCAAAACACGACGACGCACCAGATAGTTTGGCTTTGCTTTGTGCGTTAGTTCAAGATTTATACCCACACATTTTTCAGTAAAATAACCTTTTTGCGATAGTATTAAAAAAAATTTATACATTTGGGAAAATATACAACGTCAAAATTTGTGTTATGTGTATAATTTTGCCGAACAATTTGACGCATCAAAATAAATATGGGTGTAATAGATAGAGTTTTAAGTAATTTTGGGTACACAAGGCTAACAAATGGAACTCACCGATACGAGGTAAAAAAAAATAATGCATCCTATGGCGATGCAGAGTTAATGGAACTGGCTCTTAACAATCCAGTCACCTATGCTTGTATAGAGATTCGTGCAAAATTATTGTCGCAAGTAGAGTTCTACATAAAAAACGACAATGGTGATATGTCGCAAGACAATGATATTATTAAATTGCTTAAAAATCCTAATACGTTTCAGTCAAAAGAAGATTTCTTAAAGCAATACGAATGGTTTAAAAGCACATACGGTTGGGTTTATCAAAAACCATACGGTGCTGTTGGTTTACAAGCATCGTCGTTATTTAATTTAAATCCAGCGTTTATTGATTTTGATGATACATTTATTAGCCCAATAGCTTGGACTGAATCAGATGTAAAAGAGTTTAATGCACAAAAATTTGAGTATGACGACCCAAATTCTAAACCAAAAGACATAGAGTTTGGAAATATTTTGCCATTTTACGATACTGGTAACGGTATTGACACGACAGAATATCAAAACAATCCTTTGATTTCACCATCAAGGATGTCGGCTATACTAAAATCTATACACAACATTAACGAGGCATTGGATGCTGAAAATGTTATGATAGGCACAAATGGTCGTGAAATATTTTCTGGAGGTTCTGAACGAGGTTTTAATCTTGGTGCAGCTTTGCCAATGGAAAAAGACGACAAGGATAGTATTGAAAGTAATTTAATTAACGATTACGGTATGACTGCGTTAAAAAGACGTAGCATAGCGACTAATCAAAAAGTTGATTGGCAATCGTTACACATAAAATTAAAAGATTTGGGATTACACGAAAGTATTTCTAACAATGCAAATTTAGTTAGAGAGGCATTTGAAGTTCCAAATGAATTATATAAAGCATTTCAGACTGGTAGTACCTATGAAAACCAGAAAGAAAGTTTAATTAGTTTTGTCCAATCTACCATACAACCTATTGCTGATGATTTGGCTCACACTTACAATCAATATTTTGGTTTGGAGAATGAAAAAATCGTAGCAAGTTTTGAGCATCTACCAGTAATGCAACATACGGAAGATAAAAAAGCAGAAAAAGTTTTAAAAATTTCTACTGCGTTCCAAAGATTAATTGCTGGTGGATTAAGTACGGAAGAAGCAACAAACTTTTTAGAATTACAAGGTGTAAAGTTTAACAATGAATAAAGATAAACCAAACGACAAAAAATTAAGTATTGAAAAAATACAAAGTCTTAAAAACGACAGATTCAAAGTCATGCAAAAAGACGAAGTAGTAAAAAAATAAAGCTATGTTAGAAATACCAATATTTGCAACGCTAAAAGAAAAAATTGATTTTCTTGTAAAAAATAAAAGCACTTTAGTAGCACAAAAAATGAACGCTATAAAACACGCAGATGTTTTTGTAGGAGTAGATGAATTATCTGGTGCAACTAACAAAGCAGAAGCAAATAGTGACTTATCGGATAAAGAAAATTTTACGGTAAAAGCAATCATAAATACGACCAATGTGATGGATAGTCATGGTGACGTACACATGAAAGGCATTTGGAAAAAGTCATTAAAAGAAAACAAAAGAATAATGCACATCCAAGAACATGAAAGCTCAAAGTTTTCATCTATTATTGCTGATGGTGTAGATTTAAAAGCATATACGCAAGAGTTTAATTGGAAAGAATTAGGCTACGACCAAAAAGGTATTACAGAGGCATTAGTCTTTGAAAGCAATGTAAAAAAATCTCGAAATGCTTATATGCATGACCAATACGCAAAAGGATATGTAAATAACCATAGCGTTGGTATGCGTTACGTTAAAATGGCTTTGGCTGTAAACGACGATAGCTACGAAGAAGAAAACGCGACATGGGAAAAATATATAGGCGAGGTTGTAAATCGTGAAGATGCAGAGAAACAAGGGTACTTTTGGGCAGTACAAGAAGCGAAAGCTATTGAGGGTTCGGCAGTACCTTTGGGTTCTAATTCTATCACACCGACATTATCTATGAAACGTGAGCCATCTGACGATACTCACATCGTAGCCGAGAAATCACTACAAGACAAAAAAAATTATTTTATTAATCTGTAAATCATTACAAATGAATTGGAAACAATTTTTAACGGAAAAAAACATTACCGAAGCTGAATTTGCTGAAAAGACAGTAGAGGAAATGGCATCTTTGAGAGGCGAGTACGAAGATTCTCGTATCAAAGAATTAAAAAACGAAATGGAAAAAGCTGCAACAAAAGAAGATGTTGATGCTTTGACTGTAAAATTTGATGCTTTTTTAGATAGTGCTAAAGAAGTAAACGACGAAACAATTAAATCACTAAAAGATTCCTTGAAAGCACAAGGAGAAGAATTGACAAAAATGAAAGAAAACAAGAACAACGTTGTAATGTCAATTGCCGATTCTATTGAAAAGCAATTGCGTGAAACTATCAAAGCTAACAAAAGTGACTTTGAAAAGTTAAAAACTGAAAAAGGTGCAACAATGTCTATGACATTAAAAGCTGCTGGTACGATTTTAACATCGACTAACTTAACGCCAGTTGGAAACAGAATTGCACGAACTGAAACAGACCCTAACACAATTGGATTTGTACGAAGAAATCCTTTTATGCTTGACTTAGTATCTGTGGGTAACACAAATGCAAAAGTATGTTATTGGGTAGAAATGGTAAACGAAGATGGAACTGTTGCAATGACAGCAGAGGGTTCTGCAAAAGCACAAGTTGATTATGATTACGTTGAAGCATCTGCTCAAGTAAGAAAAGCAACTGCTTATATGAAAGCATCTAAAGAAATGTTAGACGACGTTGACAATTTCGTGTCTGACATGAGAGATGATTTAGTTGAGCGTATCAGATTATTTGTTGACAATCAGATTTTGGTTGGAGATGGTACTGGTGAGAACTTAACTGGAATTGCTGCAAACGCAACGCCATTTGCTGCTGGTGCATTAGCTGCATCTGTTGACGATGCTCAAGAAACTGATTGTTTAAGAGCTGCAATTGCACAAGTTGTAAGAAACGAATTTTACCCAACTGCGTGTGTAGTACATCCAGATGTAATGGCTAAAATGGATTTGACAAAAGCGACTGATGGTCAATACATCATACCTCCATTCAAATCTGCCGATGGTTTGGTAATTTCTGGAGTACAAATTGTATCTAACACTAATGTTGGTGCTGATGCTTTTTACGTTGGAGATTTCACAAAGTACAAAGTAAAAGTAAGAGAGGATATTGACATTCAATTTGGTTATGAAAATGACGATTGGACTAAAAACCTTATTACTCCACTTGCTGAAATGAGATTGGTTGGATATATTCCAGCTAACCACTATGGTGCAATCGTGGATGGTACTTTTACTGCTGCTAAAGCAGCGTTGGAAACACCGTAATTGTTAATATTAAACCCTTAAATAAATAAATTATGAGTACCAAAAAGAAAAAAGTTAGTAAGTTCAAGGAAACAAACACAGTAGTTGTAAAAGACCACAATGGTGTTGAGCAGCGTGTTTGGAAAGGTGAAGCAGATATTATTAAAAAGCATTTTGATAAATTAGCAAAAGCTAAGAAAGGTGCAGCGAAAAAAACGACTGATAAATAAGATACAATGATAATTAATACCTCATATTTTCAACAAGGCGAATTGTATATTCCAAATACAAAAAACATCGATGCAAGTAGTGTCGGTGGGGTAAGCAATTCTGCCAAAGCGAAAGTTCAGATAGTAATTGATAGGTACGAGCGAGATTTAATGATTAATGCGTTAGGCGTTACTCTTTATGACCAGCTTGTTACTTTACTTGATGAAAATGCGTTGGAAGAACCAGCTAATTCCAAATGGAATTTCTTGGTAGAGGGAGAAAATTATACAAAGGATGGCAAGACTTTGCGTTGGGATGGACTGCGAGGTTACAAGCAACAAAGTCTTGTCGCATCTTATGTTTTTTGTGAATATATGCGTGAAAACGACATGATATACACAACAGTCGGAACAGTTCGTGGCACAGCAAAAAACGCTACAAGTGTTACTGCAACACCAAAATATGTTGATATTTGGAATAGGTTTGTGTTAGCTTATCAAGGAAAACGATATGCTATGGAAACGCAACCAAAAATTATAAGAAGCCCATCTGGTGAAATAGGTTATTCATTTTACAAAGAGGACAATGTAATTCGTTCTTTATACCAATATCTTACTGACAAAAATGAAGCAGATGCAAACGCATTTCCAGATTTTGAGTTTAAATTTTATGAACGCAAAAATAGTTTGGGAATATGATTGTTGTTGAGGAACGCATATCAGACATGGTAAAATTAATGCCAGAAATTACGATAAATGAAGATTATTGTTCTAAGCCTAAATTTCATTGGGGTGACAGAAAAGAATTGACAAAATATCTAACACTAAATGAAGATAATTCATATCCATTAATTTGGCTGTTGTTAGGAGTAGACAAATATACCGACAGAGGTATAAGAGTTGAAAGAGAATGTCAATTTATTATTTGTACACGAGAAAGTGATAAAGCTTTGTTAAATAATCAGAGGTATGAAAAATCGTACAAGTTGGTATTAAACCCATTACTGGAATTATTTGTTGAGGGATTGCGAAATTCATCAATTAGCAGATTAACAAGTGAAGATTGGGAAGTCGAAAGACGACCAGACTACACGGATAGCTACTACAAAGGAGATAATGATAACTACACTATCGATATGTGGGATGCTATAAAGTTAATTGTGAATGTCGAATTTAATAATAACTGTTTAAAAACACCAAAATCATGGCAGACGACATAAAAAATATTGATGTAAAAGTCGAAAAAACTGTAAGTCTTAAAAGAAAAAAGACAACCAAAAAAAAGACTGTTAAAAAAGTAAAAGACACGAGAAAAGAGTTTACTCTTAATCAACCTTTGCGTTTTGGCTCAAAAAAAGATGGTAGTCCAAAAAAGATTTACAAAAAAGGCGACAAAATCAAGTTGGATGCCAAAAAACAAAAATTATACAAATCATTAAACTTAATTTAAAATGACTGCACAAGAGTTATCTAATTTAGGAGTTTGTGGTGCTGGTGAATCATTAGGATTCAATACAGACAAAGGTTGTGCTGACATAATCAAAGCTGCTCAAGCAGTTTGGTTAATCAGTCCAAACGTGACCATCGCAGAAACTCAAGAAATATCTTTAAGCTACATTCAATCTCTACAAAAATCTGGAGATTTAATTGTCGTAAAAGGTATCAACACTTTTGAAGAAAACGGAAGCGACGACGCTTTTGAAACTTTGGAAGATGACACAAAAATATTGACCAATAAAGGTAAATACAACTTTATGGCAACTTTTACGCACGGGATGTATTTCCATCAAGCGTTAGGTTCTATCGAGGGATTTGCAAATTGGAGAACAATATACGTTGACAACGAGGGAAGTATTTTGCTAACACAATTAGACAACGGTGGACTTAAAGGTTTCCGTACTGGTCAAATTACACGCAAAAAATTAATGTTCCCATCAAACACTACATCACTCAAAGAGGGATTAGAGTGGCAATTACTTGACCGTTACGAGTTAGACGACAACTATGTACTATGGCAACAAGAAAATCTTGGATTTGATGCAAGACAAGTTGAGCCTATTACACAAGTTGAATTAACTTACGTAAACGCTCCAGCAGATACTGACACTACACTTACTGTAAAAGCAGTAGTTCGTAGAGGTCGTAAAGATGCTGTTCAAGGATTGACATTTAGTCAATTCTTATTTACTGTTGATGGTGCTACAAGCAATCCAACTGCTGACGATTCAGAAGCAACTGGTGCTGGTATCTATGTTTTAACTATTTCTGCCATAGCGGCTGGTGAAGCTGTAAAACTGTCGTTATACGACAACAGTAATAACTATGAAATTATCGAAATAGTAGGGGATGGACTATACAAGTCTAATACTGCCTCTGCAACGGTAGTTTAATAGGCTATTGAGGGTTTAACCTATTTAAATTATGCCCTTGTATTAATTTGCAAGGGCATTATTGTATTATGAGCTGGGAAGTAGGAAATTATTACATACAAGAACTAAAAAAACTAAAAATAGATTTAGTTCAAGTTGTTGTGCGTGAAATATTAATAACAAACTCTCAAAAAATTATTGAATACTATCAAAATGCACAAATTTCAAAAGGTTTAAAAAAAGGTTCAAAAAAAAGTCTTATAAATATAGGATATTATAAATCAACTTTAACACAAGATTTTTGGGAACAATATTGGTTTCCTCAACAGCCGCCAACAGATAAATATAAAGGATTTGTAGTGGATTTAAAGTGGACTGGAGATTTTTATGAGGGAATGTATATAGTTATAAATAAAAATGGAACTTACGAAATATTTTCAAATGACGTAAAGACTACCGATTTAGTTCAAAAATATGGTGACATTTTTAGTTTAGCCTTTCAAGTTGCTTTTGAAATAGAAAAGAGCTATATTGCACCTAAATTTAATTCTGAATTAGAAAAACGATTAAGTGCCATAGTCTAACTTTCAAGGAAGCCTTACAGACAAACCACTCTCAATTCTTCACCGAGAGTAATCGTAAAATTTACAACACAAACGCTATGGCTATTTTTAATACATATAAAAGTCTTAATGACATTACTGTAAAGGTCTTTTACGACATATTACTTAGCCAAAACTATGTTTTGTTGTATAAAAACATTTTTACTCAAAAAA